GCGTCATTGGCACGCGCAGTCTCTAAATTTGTGACGGCAGAGGATTTGGTTGTAAATTACACAGCAACCGATTTGAAATCTGCATCACGTATTACGCATGTAATTAATATTTCAGAGAATGACGTTCGTAAACAGCAGGTATACGGGTTTTACAAAGATGTGGACCTAAGACCGCCGCACGAACCAGAACAAAATATTCTGCAAGAAACGATTGATGATCTGCAGGGTATTAAGCGTACCAATGGCAATGATCAGTATACTCTTCTTGAAATGCATGTCAATTTGGATGTGCCAGGTTTTGAAGATGTGTACCCGGATACCGGTGAACCAACTGGTGTGGCACTTCCATATATTGTAACAATCGTAGAAGACACCCAACAAATTCTTTCAATCCGCAAGAATTGGATGGAAGAGGATCAGTTGAGGGCGAAGCGCGATTATTTTGTACATTACAAATTCCTGCCGGGCTTAGGTTTCTACGGATTTGGTTTGATTCATATGATCGGCGGGCTTTCTAAGTCGGCCACTTCTATTCTGCGTCAATTGATCGACGCGGGTACGCTCAGTAATTTACCGGCTGGTTTCAAAGCACGCGGGTTGCGTGTTGCGAACGAAGAAGAGCCGATTGCGCCGGGCGAATGGCGTGATGTGGATGCGCCGGGTGGTTCCCTGCGTGAATCTTTAATGCCGTTGCCGTATAAGGAACCGTCTGCAGTTCTGTACCAATTGTTGGGCATGATTGTGGAAAGTGGTCGTAGGTTTGCAGCAATTGCGGATATGGCAATTAGTGAAACCGGGTCACAACAGAACCCAGTTGGCACCACGCTGGCGCTTCTTGAGCGTGGTTCCAAAGTGATGTCGGCCATTCACAAGCGCTTGCATTACGCACAGAAGAAAGAATTTAAGCTTTTGGCGAGGATTTTCTCAGAAACATTGCCAGAATATCCGTATCCGATTGGAGATAACTCGCCATCTATTGCGCGTGAAGATTTTGATGACCGTGTGGATGTAATTCCAGTAAGCGATCCAAATATTTTCAGCACCAGTCAGCGTATTTTGATTGCACAGCAACAGTTGCAAATGGCACAGGCAGCGCCGGAAATTCATGACCTGCGCGAAGCCTTCCGCCGCATGTACAACGCTATGGAAATCAAGGATGTTGATCAGCTTCTCAAGAAGAAGGACAAGCCAGCCCCGCGGACCCCGGCACAACAGCTAATGGATATTCTTCAGAACAAGAAGATTGCGGCGTTCCCGGGTCAGGATCATATGGTGCACGTACAGTCATTGGTACAGTTCGCACAGAACCCGATGATACAGGGCGTGCCAGATTTTTATACCAATATTTTGCAGGGNATTGCTGGCCATGTTAACATGATGGCTATTGAGCAGGTGGAAGCAGAAGTTCGCCAGATGTCCGGTGGTCAACAGATTCCGCCGGAAGCCATGAAGCAGTTGCAGCCGCAGATTGAAAAGCGCGTGTCTGAAACGGAATCGCAAGTGATTGCGCAGATTCTGCAACAGATGACGCCGCCGCAGAAGCCTGATCCAATGATTGAAATGCATGACAAAGAAATGCAGATCAAAATGGCGACTGATCAGCAACGCGCACAGACCGAGCAGGCTAAGATTGAAGCGGATCTTATTAAAGCTCAAATGGCGGCACAGACCAAGCATGACCAGATTCAGGCACAGATTTTGCAGAACGAACAAAGAGTGGCGCAGGGTCGCGAAGAAGCGTTCCTAGATGCTGATGTAAAACGTCAGAAGTCATATATTGACCTTCAGAAAGAAATTGCAAGGAGTCGAAATGGCCAAATGTAACTGTGAATTAGAAGATTGCGTGCATAACACTGATATGGTGTGTCAGGCACCAGAAATTCAAATTATTGCTAGCAATGGCACGGCTGAGTGTTCCTCATACGAATCTTCTGAAGGTATGGGCGAAGGTCTAATGGGCGGCCCGGGTGCCCAAATGGATAAGGCGCTCTACTAATTAGCCAGCGATCTACTTTGACTCCTCAAGAAATCGCGTATCAAGATTTGCAAAAACAATATGCGGATAACCCGCTGCAGAGACGAGTGTTTACCCCACCGCCAATGGCCACTCAGTATCAGCCGCTGGCGACCACTGCTCCAACCCAGTATCAATTCTAGGAGAACAGCATGAGCAATTGCACTACGAAAAGAATGAAGAAAGGCGGCGTTGTTTCCCGTGGAACATGCCGTGGTATGCGTAAAGCTACTAAGGGCGGAAAGTACAATAAGTAATGGATTTCATAAAACTTACGGAGTATTTGCTCCGCAATATCCGAGACCGCAGACAGCAAGTCTCGGATAAACTAACTTATGGTGGGTGCTCGAATTGGGAAGCCTATCAGAAGCTCGTTGGTGAGGTATCGGGTCTAACCTACACCGAAAACGAAATTTTAGACCTGCTTAAAAAGATGGAGAAATTGGATGATGACGACTGAAGAACGTCGTGAGATTCCGGATCGTGTTCTGAATTTTGGTTCAGACACGCCGAAACCGGAGCAGTCTACTGTGGAGCTTTCCGAGAATGATTACGAAAAGCTACCAAAGCCGACTGGATACCGCGTCATGATTCTTCCCTTTAAGGTGAAGGAACGTACCAAAGGCGGTATTATAATTGCCGACTCTGCACGGGAAAGAGAACAGCTGGCTACTGTGGTAGGGCTGGTGCTCAAACTCGGACCAGACGCGTATAAAGACCTTGACAAGTACCCGGAAGGGCCTTGGTGCAAGGAAAGAGATTGGGTTGTATTTGGCCGTTATGCTGGTGCTCGTATTCCTATTGATGGTGGTGAGATTCGCCTCCTCAATGATGACGAGATCTTAGCTGTGGTTGATGACCCAGAGTACGTGTTGAACAAATTCTAACATGGAGAATTACCATGCAAACTAATGCAGCTGAAGAGCTTGAACTTGAACTTCCAGAAGAGGAAGTAGAAAATAGTGCGGCTGATGTCGCTGATGTCGTAGAAGAAGAGGTAATAGAAAAACCAGACGCGGAATCTCGTGTTCGTCAGTTTTTAGAGTCTGATGATGAGTTGAAAGCGTATGGGGATGGTGTACAAAAGCGTATTGATAAGCTGACTTATAAATATCGTGAGGCCGAGCGTCGTGAACAAGCGGCGGTTGAATATGCACAAGCCGTACAAGCTCAATTGGAAGAGCAGAAACGTCACAGCAAGGGTCAGGATGAAACGCTGTTTAATGAATACACCAATCGTATCGATACGCAGCTAGCCCAAGCTAAGTCGAATTATAAGAGTGCATTTGACTCTGGTGATCCAGATGCGATTGCGGAAGCTAATCAAGAGTTGGCTCGTCTTGCTGTTGAACAGGAGAATCTGCGTCGTGTTCGCACTCGTCGTGAACAGGTGGCGCAACAGCCTGTATATCAGCAGCCCGTGCAACGTCGTCCAGCAGCCCCGCCAAGACCGGACCCGAAGGCTGAAGTGTGGGCCGAAAAGAATTCATGGTTTGGTGAAGATGAAGCCATGACCTATTCTGCTTTTGGTATTCATCGTAATCTTGTAGAACGTGAGGGTATTGACCCGAGCAGCGACGAGTATTATACTGAACTTGATAAACGTATGCGAGATGCATTCCCGCATAAGTTTCAGCAAAAAAGCCGTCCCGTGCAAACGGTGGCCTCCGCAAATCGCGGGGCTAAACAAAGCGCACGCAAAGTTAAACTTTCATCCAGCGAGATTGCGATTGCAAATCGTTTAGGGGTGCCACTTGAAGAGTACGCGAAGTACGTCAAGCGTTAAGGAGAATATCCAAATGCCAAATGATCGGACCAGTAGAGCCGCAGAAACTCGTGATAAGACATCACGCAAGAAGTCGTGGGCACCGCCCTCAATGTTGGACGCACCAGAAGCTCCCCCGGGTTACAAGTACCGTTGGATTCGAGAAGCCGCTGGTGGTACGGATGATAAAGTTAATATGTCTAAGCGTATGCGTGAAGGTTATGAGCCTGTACGCGCCGAAGACCACCCAGACTTTATGGCCCCAACAGTTGATGAAGGTAAGCACGCAGGAACCATTGGCGTAGGTGGGTTAATCCTCGCTAAAATTCCTCAGGAAATCGCGGATGAGCGTAATGCTTACTATCGTAATCAAGCTGAACAAGCTGTAGATGCGGCAGACCACGATCTCATGAGGGAAAGTCATGCTTCTATGCCGATTTCTAAACCAAATCGGAAGTCGCAGACGACGTTCGGGAATCCTCTGAATCGTAATGACTCCGAGGATTCATAATTCGTGAATCTTTTAGGAGACACTAGCTATGGCTAATGTAAATGCCCCTAACGGATTTACCCCGGCATATCATTTGACCGGTGGTACTATTCGTTCCAAGGAGTATCGCATTGCTGATGATTACGCTACCGCAATCTTCAACGGCGATCTCGTTAAGTTGGTTGCTGCAGGTACGATCGAAGTTTCT